CTCTTGCTCAGGCGCTCTGGATGCTGCAGACCGGCAAGGATCTGGTTGATCTGCTTGACCGCTTCCATCTGGGTGATAGCCGGGTCACGCAGCAGCGCGTTGAGCTGATCTCTGGCTGCTTCTGGCAACCGGTCTATACTGGATTGCTGGCGACCCATCCTTAACCTCTCGGAGCCGGGCGCTTAACGCCGGGGACGGTAGCGGCTCCGGTGGCAACATCGACACCACGGCCGGTGAGTTTGGCGACCATAAAATCAGCTCCGACAAAATCAATATTCACCAAGTCCTGCTCTGCTAACCAGCTGATCAGGCTGCGCACCTGGTCACGACTGACCTTATGACCGAACACTTCCAGGATGCTCTGCAGGACGCTTTCATTCTGGCTATAGCCTGCGTCTTCGTTGAGCGCCCGCAGGATCACCAGGCGGCGATCTTGGGTTATGACATCCATATAGATACTCACTTCTTCCCTCCCTGTTCGATCAGGAACTGGTTGATTAAATCGACAGCTCGGTTGACTCCATCGAAACGGCCCTTTAACTCACTTATGTTCTGGTTAAGAGTGTCGATTGACTTTTGACTCGGCAAAAACCCCACCATCGCCCTGATCTCGATCACATCTTTCTCCGCCGTTTCGACGCGGCGCTCAACGTCACAGACCCGGCTGTTTGTTGCCCGGTTTTTTCGATCCCAAAACACCCAGACCCAGGCGCATAAATTCAAGAGCAGCATTCCGACGCTGATCCAAAATCTCCAGGCTGCGTAGTCAATATCCGGCATTAAAGTGGCCTCCAGTTTTCATGTAGTGTTTGGCACCCGACGCAACGTTCTACGCCGGGGATTGCTTTTTGCCGGGCCAGCGGGATCGGTTCTTCACAGTCCCTGCAATGCGACCTGCTAACGCTCTGATCGTGGGGTTGCCACCTTCTGTCCAGGGCATCACTCAAAATCTGTTCATTGATCGCCTGGGCGCGGTCTGCGTCGTCGGCCATCAGTCACGTTTGCTCGACTTGAATTCGAGTTCCGGCCAGTTTTCGGCGGCGGTCTCTTCGAGCTTCTGGCGCAGCTCCTGGAGCGACATGTTCTCCGTGTCGAAATCGTTCTGCACTGCTTCACCGATTTTGCCTATCAGCTGCTTAGCGATCGGGATCAGGCCAAGGACCAGTTGCACTTCTGCTGCTGTCATTTATTCCTCCTCCAGCAAGCCGTATTTGCTTGCGAATGTGACCATCTGGGTGGCGACCGCCGTGAACCTGGTTAAGGCGACCGAGTAGGCTTTTGAGGCGTCGGCCTGCGCGGCTCCGTCACCTGCGATCGCCGCGTCTATCACGATCAGCTCGGCATCCAGGGCGATGGAATAAGCGTCCTTGGCCTGCTGGTAGATCTTGGCTGCTTCGTCGCATTGATTCTGGTTCAAGGTTCCGGCTGAGCACATGGCGTCGGCGGCCTGGGCAGCTGCGACGACGGTTTCCTGGGTAAGAATCAGGCTCTTGGCTGATGTGTCGATCGATTTGCCCGAGCAGCCGGACAGAGCGAACACAGCAACAAGTAAGGCAATAAATCTGAATTTCATTTCGACTCCTTCTTCTCGGGGCGGCGAGAGAGAATGCGCAAGATATTCCCCGCTCCCTTGATGAATTTGCTGTTCTTCAATTTCGGATGCCTGGCAACAAGGACACCGCCAATCGTCAGCAGTGATCCGGACACCAGGTAGATAGCTGTTGCAAGATCGATTGATTCCATGATCACTCCTAATAATCGCTACCGATGCCAAACAAAGCGCCAGTGCGGACACCGAGGTACCCTTTGACTTGCTCCCATTTGGTTCCGCCTTTGCCGACATCGATTCTGTATCGCTTGTCTGCGAATTTTCGATCTTCAGACGATGTTGCCCGCTCGCAGCGGAAGTCATGCCGAAAGCTGGCGATCGGATGTTTCCACTTGGGAAAATTCAAGAACCAAAGCCTGCGGAAAATTCCGCTACTGGCACCATTTGAACGGTAGCCGACGGGAATCTCGCCGTCGCCGCAGGGCAGCGGACGAGTCAGTTCCATAACGTCGAGCTGCCCCGGAACAGACCGCATATAGATGCGGCCATCCCAGCCAGTTTCGTTGTCGTCGGTGAAATAATTAGTCGGAACTTTTGATTTCATGAGGCCAACCTTTCCAGCCAACCAGGGATATAAAGCGGATCCCCTATCTTGTAGTAGGCATAGGCTTCACCGCGCAGTGCTGTGCGCAGGGCGGCGGCATGGGGACAAGCCGACAGCACGGACAGGGTGATCGGGCCGATGATGCCGTCAACGCGCAGCGGCTTGCCCTTCAGGGCCCTGACCACGGCCTGCCGCCAGGCGGCCCGACGGCGAGGCGCAACCTGGCCGGTACAAACGGTATTGATCGCTCTCTGCAGCATCATCACGGCCGTGACCTGGCCGGTATTGACAGCCAGGTCAAACACCTTGCGCGCAAGGCTGAAATCAGCGAGCCGCTCGATCCTCGGCTTGCGCCAGTAATCCTCGCGGTAGATCTCGATCGCCTCCTCGATAGTCAAGGAGGAGATATCCAGGTGGGGATAGCTGCGCTTGGAGATTCCGAACTTGGTTTCGCCGCCCGGATCGTCAGGGTCGTCGACATACCCAAGCTCATGCTGCAGCGTGTCGGTAACGATGATTCTGAAGTCTTCTGATGTAAGCATTTTGCACCTTTACCCGCCGGAGCACTCATGGCTCCGGCGGGGTCTGCTCGATCGCCGTCTGTGCGGCTGTGTGGTATCAAATTAAGTTGCCCGGGATCGCCCCCCGGGCTGGGCCTGCGCCATTGGCGCTTTCCGTTCAGCAATTGAGTGCTGGGAGGTTCAATACAGTTGGTTGCTCATGGGGTCCCCCGTGCATAAGGTTTGTCGTGTCAGGGGCAATAATAGGAAAGTAGGCAGGCATTTACTTTTGAAGTATTTCAAATAAAAAAGCCCTGTCTGCGCAGTGCAAACAAGGCTTTTGGATGGACTTCAAAGATGTATCATGATCCCCTCGGGAGATCAAGAAAAGGCTAAAACAGTTTCAGCTGATTCCGCTCGAACTCCTCTTGCTGGCACCGCCCGACAATGTTGTAAATCTGCCTTTCGGTCAGATTGTGATCTTTGGCCAGGGTGGCATAGTTGCTACCGGTAAACTGTTTGTAAATGCGCATATCGCGCTCGGATACAAGGTGACGGCGGCCCCAATAGGGCTGCTGCCCGGCAAGCTCCCTACTGACCAGAACAGCAGTGTCCCAGGCCAGGGTCTTCGGATCGTCGATTTTGCGCTCCTGGAAGAACTCGGCGAAGACGGCAGCCAGATCTGAGACGATTTGGGGATATTTGTTTTCAGCGTGTTCCATCATTCCACCTCCGGTCCTGTGATCCAGAGTTCAAGATCAAGATCATCGGCAACTGTCTTGATCCGTGGCAGGTAGCGCCTGTCCCTGGGCTGCTCAAGGATCAACACGACACCAGGCTGCCGATCGGTCATCAACCCGTAATAGAGAGCCTGGCCAATGCTTTCGGCCCATTTGCTGGCGAAGTCGAACTCGATCGCGTAGTCGGGCAGCAGACAATCGACTCGGGTGCCGTCCTCGAGGCGATATTCGGTCACGCCGCCATGCTGATCGCACCAGATCTGCTGGTAGTATTTTTCGTGGTTCAAGCGTGCGGCATCGGCCTCCATGACCATCAGGATCAGCAGCAGGGCCACGGACAGCACGGCGGCGATTCCGTAAACGATTGATCTTATCTTTTCAAGAATTTGTTCCATATTCTCCCTCGCTCATCGACCTGAAAAAATCTCGCCCTTTTGCAATGTCGTCCGCCGGGATCGGTGCATCCAGGGACTCGCGGTGCGGTCGTCTCGGCATGCGCGGCAGCAGGTCTTTCGGTTCTGGCCACTTGTCGTATTTGTTGAGCAGATCATTAAAGCCGATCTGAATGCGACGGCGATCGATCTGCTCGATCGTGATCCCAGCATTGCGCAGCAATGTCTCCCACAGTGACGCCGTGACGACAATGGTGTCCGCAGCCGGTGCGCCATCCCGCCCAGCGGCCAGCAGGGCCATTAATCCATTGCAGATCTCGATGCGTAACCAATCGTCACCGGCCCATGCTTGCAACGCGATCATTCCCTGAGCGCGCTTACCGCGTGATGGCTGGCCTTGCGGTTGTTCAAGTAAGGGCCCAGCCGGATCAATCGCGACGCTCTCCAGGACACGCTTCAAGTAGTTGTGATTTTTCAGCGGCCTGATCTCTCCGGCCTGTTGTTTGGCCCGGATCGATTCGACGGTTTCGGTGAGCGCCTGGGCCAGTCGGGCCGGATCGGCGTGGAGATCGAGCAGATCCCTGAGCAACTTAATGGCGCGGGCATGAGACAGATCGCGCTGGGCCGGACGGAACAGACCCAAGCAATGGACCAGCGGCCGCATGAGATTGCCGGTGCTGGCCAGCAGGCCAAGCAGCTCACGCCCGGCGTCGTCGCTGACGTAGGCTTCAAGGCTGTTGGATGTATGGCATACGGGGCAGCGCAGTTTCATTATTGCCCTCTGTCTATTTTCAGATTGATTGTAAACTCTTTTTTCGGCTCAAGGAGATAAGCGACCAAAAGAAAAAGGCCTACGTTGAGCGCGTCATCAAAAAGAAGGGCAATGTCATCACCTTGAGAAACTGAGAGCAACAAAGAGCCAACAAGTATGCAAAAGCTTAATATGTAATTCATTCCTTAATATCCCATCCTTCACGCTCACCCTGCTTGCGCAGGGCGGTGATGATCTTGTAAAGCTCGTTGTCCGGCACCCAGGCGACAAAATCTACGCCGCATATCCGCTGTGCCAGGGTGTCGGCATAGCCCCAGGACTTATTACCAACTGTCAGCAGCGCCTCGATCTTTCCCAGCTGGCGATCGCGGCTGGATTGACCGTCCATGTTGTTTGGCCGCCCTGGATAGCTTTTCTTTGGGCCTTCCCGGAGCGACTTCATGTGATCAAGGACAATGTAACGCTGTCTGGCGGTCAGCGCTCCGGCCGAATCTTTGCCGGTCTGCTGGTACAGCATGGTGCGGTACTCGTCGTCTGACATGCCCAGCTTTTTTTTGGCGATGTGGATCCGGGCCAGCTCGGCTTGTCTATTCGGCTTTTTTGCCATGGTCACCACCCTCTCTTCAACGTAGTTTAAACGGTCTTTAAACTCTTCTTTTTTGCCCCGGTTCCACTGCTGAACGGGCCGAAAAAATCCGCAGACGCGGGAGTAGACTTCCGTTTTCCCTGTGCAGTTTGTTTTCATTTATCAAGCCTCCTGAGCCTTGCCCTTGCGTTCTGTTCTTCTCTAACTAATAACCACACTCAACCAACTCAATCGATTTAAACGTCTTCTGATAGTGCCGTCGCACAGCTGCGCCGCTTGGAAACCGGTGAGAATAAAATCTGACCTTTTCATCGGGGTCGCTAATCCCCATTTCTTTTGCCCGGCGCTTTCCAAGCTTTTTGATAGTTTTCTTTTCAAAGTCCCGAATTTTTTTGCTGAATTTAAAACGATCCCTGGGACACAAATAACGCTGTTCAGGGTGGTCGTTTTTAGGTCCAATCCATATTCCTTTTATAAATCCATCGACATAAACAGAGACACCAAGTCGGTTTTTATCAATCAATGTCCTGCTTAATGTGACCTCATGACCATCGACTTTTAACCTCACAAGCCCATAGATTCCGCTGAGAGTTTCTTCAACCCTTCGCCATTCTTCCTTTGTCAGATCTTTTTCAGGTTTCAAAACAAACTCCCTTGTTCTGCCATCACCCGCCGGTACTCATAACGCCCCTGGCCGACACAGCGAGTCTCGATATCGATGCCGTTGCTACGCAGCTCACTAATGACGGTGTTGACCGCACAGACATCAGCGATACGCATAATTTCCCTGGTGCTGTGCCAATGCCCATCGCTCAGGACAGAGAGCGCCCGGCGCAGGCGGTCGGACTGTTCGATTCTTGCCGCGTGGATTGCCATGATCAGCCTCCAAAGGATATGGGTTGGGGCCAGTCTTGAACCCGGCCTGGTAACACTTTTTTGTCGATATCTACAAACTTGGAACACTTCCCATCGATGCCGACCCAAATCATCAATGGGCCATTAATCGGCTGTCTGATCTCCGGATGGCGGCAGGTTTGCACCAGGCCGTTAAACCCGTTGTATTTGCATTTTCCGCAGGGCAACGCGCTATCCAAGGATCTTTAATCTCTGGTAGGCAGAAACACGCATTCCAGCTTTCTTCGCTTGTTCTTCTACCTGACTCCATTCGTTTTTGGTCCAGCGAATCTGCTTCTTCACCGACCTTGACTCTTTGACAAGCTTGCGCCGCTGCTTGTTTCCAGATCCGTGCCTGGCACCGCCGTGCTTAACCTCAACGACCGATGCGCGAATAATATCTGGCACAGGATTTCCAACCTCTTTGCAACGTGCCGCAGCCTCAGCGCTAACAACATCGTCAGCTTCTACTAAAACCGGTATGGGGCCACAGCTATCAAAATGAAAAGTCACTTCATATCGCTTCATTTTTTTTTGTCCACCAATCTTTCAAGTTTTAGCTGTTACAAAAAGCCCCGGCGGGCAGGAGGGATCCCGCCGGGTAAATTGGAATGACGCTCCATGGCTGCATCCTGGCTGGCATCGTCAGGCCCCAGGCACCACCCTGGGACGACGGGGCGGTTAGCCCCGTTTCGCCTTACATCGATCTGGCGATCAATGAGCAATCATCTGGCCTCAGCCAGATTTTTCTGTTTTTGATGCACTCATTGGTCAATTCAGCTTGAAGTTTGATTTTGCCGATCTTGATCACGATTGCTTCTTCCGGTTCATATTCATCGGGCATATCGTTTACTTCAATCCGATCGCCGATTTCGACGACTTCACCGTCCTGATAAACCATCACGCCACCTTCTTTCCCGGTTCGATCGATTCGATTTTAGTGACGCCTGCATGCATGCCGCAGCTGGGGCAGACCAGCTTACGGATGACATATTCATTGTCGTCACTGCCCAGGTAGGTCATGCTTTTGCGGATTTTCTGAAATGACTTGGTTGGGCATCTGTCGTTCTTGCATTCGGCTGTAACCAGATATTTTTTCTTTGCCATCATCAGACCTCCCTTAAATCTTCGCCATATCAAGGTTCATCATCTTGTACCCACCATCTTCCTGGCGCTCGTAGATGCGCAGGTAAGGCTTTGTTTCGGCCACCTCCAGGCTGTCACTGATTGCCTGCATGGCCCGCTTCCACTTGTCGTCCTGGATGTCATAACGACGCAGGGACAGAACCCGCCCGGTGTTGATCTTGCCTTCACGATCTACTTCGAAGGCCGAGTTGATCAGAACCAGCAGATTCTTATTAGCCCCTTCGCCCCAGTCCTGAATGCACTCAGCGATCAGCTGCTTTGCAATCATCAGCCGTTCGTCAAAGACAAGCTGGTCTGCCATGGCCCGCTGAATCTTGTAGCGACCGTCATAACTGCGCAGGCTGACGTTGCCTTTTTGCCCGCCGATCTTGGCGCCATATTGCTCGGCCGAAAGGGCGATGAAGCTTTCGATATCGCCCATGGCGTTATGCTTGAAACTGCCGAGCATGCTGGCCAGGGCCGTGGCACGGGATACGATGTCCTTGACCGTCTCGTCACGCAGCCGATCAACTTCGCTGACTGAGTCGATGGGGACTTGATGCCCCTGGGCGTTTTCCATAAATCCTTCCATGTGCTATCTCCTTGTCGGGTCTGTAAATGCGCCTGATTCGACCATCATCTGTGCGTTCAGAGTGGCTTTCCGCATTGATTCACGGCGCTGCTGCCTGCTGCTTTTGGCCTTATTGACAGGCGGTTTCGTGTCCTTGCTGCCGAGCCAAAAGATCAAAAATCCCGCCAAAACGGCACCGATCAGCATGCCGAAAAACACGGCCAATCCGATAACAGCGTTCATGATTTCTGTCCTTTCTGCCTGTCCGGGTTCTCGATCCAGGCGTCACCGGTCTTGATAAAGGGAGCGACCTTGATTTTCCCGCAGTTGTATTGCGACATGATCTTCGAGTGCGCCATGCACATGCGATACTTCGAGTACCTGGGGGCGTACTTGTCGTCGCACCCGACAACAGTGCAGGTTGCGGATCTCTCATGGTGTTTGTTTTTCTTGGCAGGCGCGACGCTTGGCGCAACCGGCCGCCGATCCGGCCTCGGCTTGCGCAGCTCTGTCATGTCTCCACACAGCAGGCACCGGAAGATATCAATCTTCAAGCCGCCGACAACATACGCATCGGTGTGTTCCATGTTGCTGGATTTAGCTCCACATTTTCCGCAGAACGGCTTCCTCATGATTTCCCTCCATTCTTGTTGTGCGGGCAGCTGGGGCATGCCTCATACAGCGCCGTGGACTGGCCGGACGATGGAAAATAAGGCATATCGGCCCGGCGCCGCGCATCGAGGCAATCGGCGATCGGGATCTCGCCGAGGATCGGGCAGACGATGGTGTCGGCTGTGTACTCGGCCATGATCAACTCGATGATCCGGTCCGGGTTTGGATAGTCACCCGACTTGATCCGCGACACGGTTGCCGCGCTGCGGTTGATCTTGCGGGCGACGACTGCGACGCCGTTGGCATCTATGATGCGGCGGGCGACTTCCAGGCGATCATTCCTCGTCATCATTACCTCCCTGGCATCCGCACCAGACGACTTCGCCCAGGTTTGGATCGTAGACATTCTTGGTGCGCTGGATCATGGGCGGCTTCGGCCCGGTGCGCTTGATCAGGGTGTATTTGTCGTCGTCGCGCCGCAGATACCCGGCCCGGCCGAGCAGGCTGCAGTATGTTTTCGCTTCGTTTTTCGAAACCCCATGATCGTCGGTGCTGGCAAACACATGGATGTCGTGGGCGCTAAAGCTGCCCAGGGCACGCATGGTCTCCCACATTTGTTCCCGTCCGCGTCCCTGAGTCACTTCGGATCCGTCTCTGCGGACCCGCGGAGGCTCGACGCCGCGATCCTGGACCAGTTCATAAATCTTGGTCGGTTTGATGGCCCCGCAACCATTGATCTGCTTGTCGACGACGGCGACGATCCCGGCGGCTTCCAGATTGTTTACATACTCGCGGCACTGGTAGACCGTACACTTCGAGGCTTTCTTCAGATCGTTCAGCGTCCAGGGCGTCGCCATCGTCCTGATCGCACCCCAGAGGGATTCGCGGGTGCGCATCTGACTGACTTCGTTGACAGGCTTGCGTGGCATGGTCACACCGCCCTTCTTGGTGCCGGGGTGCGCCCGGTGTACCAGCCGCGATCGCCCCAGGTGGCAAGGCTGATCTGGTCCATGTACTGCGCTTCGTTTTTGGCCCGATTTAGGTTGACAACGACGCGGCGGGTGTTGCCTCCGGTCTGTTTGTGCAGCTCCTGGAGCCAATCCTGGCCGATGGCCGTTCCAGGGCAGTACAGGTTCGCCAGCATGGCAATATCGTCCATGTTGGCGGGCTGGGCCGGGACCGGTTTCAGTATCCGGCTGTGGGCTCTCTCCCATTTTTCCAATTTGCGGACCAGCAGCTCTTCGCCAGACAGGATGACCGGCACGCGGCTCTTGTCCATCATGTTGCGCACCATCTCGATCATGCTCGGTTTGATGAGGTGGTCGGCTTCATCAAGAATGAGCGGGCGCTGGCTCTGCTGCAGCTGAGTGACGACCTGGACGAACATCTCGTTGATATTGCGGGCGGCCGGGATGCCCAGCTCAAACAGGATGGCCTGCAGCAGGGCTTTCCTGGTCCAGTGGTCGCAGCATTCGACGCGGATGCCGCGTACCTTGCTGCGGACGTAGTTACAGGCGCTGGTTTTGCCGTAACCGGCGTGGCCGTAAAAGGCGACAAAAAAGCCGCCCAAATCTCGGCAGTCGGTGATGGCCTCCTGTACCGCCTGCAGCAGCAGCGCCACGTTGGTGAGTGGTGCAACCTTGACGGTGCCCGGTGTCTGTGTCATGATTTAACCTCCTTTTAAATCCCAGTTGTTGGGGTTAGAGCGGCGTTGCAGCGCCGCTTTTTTATTGGCCGTTTTCTGCCTGCATGGCCAAGTAATCGGCTTCCATTTCGATCAATGTCTGGTACTGGCTGCTACGTTTGAAGGTTTCGAGCCAGGCTTCCTCTTTTGGATCTATGTCCTGCCCCCGGTCCAGCCGGGCCGTTAACTCGCGGTAAAAGCGGATACGTCCGGCGGCGTCGGTCGGCAAGGTCACGACATTGCTGACTTCGGCTTCTTCGGCCTCGATCAGCTGCTGCTGCAGATGGCTGATCTGGGCCGGGGCGATCGGCTCGATCTCGACCACACCACGGCGTTCCATTTCGATCTCTTCCAACTGCTGCTGTTTGGTTTTAGCGCGACGATCAGCCCTTTTATTACGCGCTTCCTCGACTGCGGATACGGGGTAGAAATTGCTGCGATTAGCTTCGAACCCGGCTTTGCAGATCAGTCTTTCATCCATATCGCGGACGTATACAAAACTGCCGTCCTGGGGCTCGTATTCGATGAAAACCTTCTCGCCGTGATGGTGTTGCAAGTCTTTATTGAAATAGACGTTTCCGAACAACCGGACCTGACCGCGCCGGGTGGTAACCTGGACGCGCGGCCGGAATAGATCGTCAAGTTCCTGCGATGTGGCGGTATCTGGCACCCAGCCATGGGCGAGAAAGATTTCCCAGACTTCACGCGGGGTCAAATTGCGACGGCGGCCGGTTTCTGGATCGGTGATCTTGGGCAGATCACTGTGGGGCCTGTTATTGTACTGATCAACAGCTTGCCGACACCGATCGAGGAACTGCGGCCAGGTTGGGAGCATGTCGCTGCGCCCCATGGCTTTGATATCCTTCATCAGAATTTTGTAGTTCTTGTGCTCGGCACTTGGATCCATGCCGGTGCCGGTGTAGGTTTTCAGCTTCCTTGCAGCCCGGATCCAAAGGCTGCTTTGAAGTCGTTCTACAAGACCTCGGGCCTGGCTATTTCCTGTGATGCCTGTTCTAAATGTGACCCCTATGCGGGCATAGCGACCGAACACCGGGTCTGAGTTGATTTTGGCAATGTTTCCCGAGCCTGGATCGGTGTAGAAGATAGCCGGAATGCCGCCGTACTCCTTGCCTGGGCCGACCGACATGGAATGGCGCAAAGCATCGGCGACTGTCTCGGCGCTTTCTGCCAGACCGGCCGACCAGCCGATGACCATGCGTGTGCAGGCGTCGATCACCGCGCAGACCTCAGGATGAAAGGGCTTGCCATGCACAGGATGAGCTATACGGGCCTTGAAGCTGTGCCCATCGCAAAGGGTGACATCGAGAGGCTGTAGCTCATCGGTGCTACGACGGCGGTAGGGTTGCAGGGCTTTCAGCTCTTTCGGACTGCGGCGGCCGCGTTCGCGATCGACGGCGGACATCTTCTTCAAAAACCGATTAACCTGGCTGTAACTCGGCATCGGCATATCTTCGGGGATAATGCTTTTCAATTCTTCCAGGGCGTCTGGTATGGATACGCCTTGCGGCTGCTGGTAGCACTTCAAAAAGTACGGAGCCCAGGCCGGTATCGGCTTCTTGGCCGGTTCGGCTGGTGCCAGTGCGGTGGTTCCGGTCTCCCTTAGATCGCGCCAGCGGAACAGGGTACGGCGGCTTAGAGTCTGTTTTCCGGATCCGTTTTTTGACCTGGCGTTGGCAATCGGGATCAGCGCCTGGATGTGCTCCGGCAGGGTCTCGGTTTTGGCGCGAGCGACAACCTTGTCGATCGCTTTCGACACGCCAAAGCTCTCTGCCAGCTGGTCGACCAGCTGGAGGATCTGCAGCCTGGCGTCCATGGTGTTGCGTCGCCATGCAGGCAGGCTGGCCGGGGCGGGCAGATCTTCAGCGATAACGACGGCGTGCTGTTCCTTGACCGCTGGCAGTTGACAAACGGTTTCCGGCAGGGCTTCGATTGCTTGGTCGAGCAGCGCTGATTTCGTTTCGGCCGGGACGCTGTCGACGTGGTATTCGTAACCACCACCGTGCCCCTGGCGTTTTCTGGACTGCCAGCTCTCGCGTTTAGCTTTATCTCTAATTCCTCGATCAGACTTAGGGACTCCTGGCAGGCCAAGTAATTCAGATACGGAGAACCATTCCCTTTTCACTGGTGTCCCTCCATCTCTTTCAAAAACATCTCACGCTTGCGCTTTTCAGTTTTGAGGCGTCGTTCTTCTTCGTTGAGCTTCTGGATTTCCGCGCGCAAAGCATCCGGACCTGGCAAGGCAAACATTCCGGTCAGTTCGGCAAGGATTTCAATCGGCTTAAAACATCCGGTAGCCCGGCAAAAGGCCGGGAGGTATTCGGCGGGGATGCGATGACCTTCCTTGCTTTCAGCTGTCCATCCATCAATTTGAAATTTGGTGATTTCTGTTCCGAGCAGATGAGACATGCGCCCGGCGATTTCCCAGCGAGACAGTCCACTGTTATTAATGGCCATGGTCAAGGCCCGGCAGAGTCGACCGTGGATATTAAGGCTGCCCTCTTCATCTTGGATCTGCGGTTCGCGGTTCTGCTGCAGCAGATCAAGCAGACTCATCTGGCGAGGGTCTTTGCTGCCTATTTTGCTACCACTCTTAGGCATTGCTAGCCGCCTTGTGTTCTGATACGCTTTGACTACGCTGGCAGAGGTAGCGGCGTTCCAGTTTCTTGCGCTCCTGGACGGCTTTTTTAGTCACTTCTTTTTCGACCAGGCTGCGCAGGTAAGCAGCGGACTTAGGACCCCATGCGCGGGCTTCATCAATATCCAGATAATTGGCAATAACAGGCTTGACCG